CCTCGCCAGAATGCTCATGGTCGCGCTTGTCACGCCACTCTGTCGGCTGGCGGTTCTTCAGCCAGAAGATGGCTGCCGTCGTGTCTGGTGCGACTTTCTCGCGGTACTCGGCATAAACCGGCGCGTCGGCCCCTGCCGGCATGAAGATCTTGACCGCGTCCTGCTCGTAGCCGACCGCCTTTTGGTAGAGGCTATTGACCACCCGCTCGTCCGCTTTGGCCTTCCCCGTGTTTAGGGCCTGACAAAACTCCTCGTGGGTGTGCTTCCAGCGATAGATGGTTCGCACGTCAACCTTGAAGAAGTCGGCCACCTCAATGTCCGTCGCTCCAAGCGCCGCAAGCTTGCTGGCCTGCTCCGCGAACTCGTCCCTGTAATCTGTCGGCCTTGCCATGATCATTTAGTCCTTCCCGGTCTGAGCGGGATGGTTTCGGGGTTACGCCTCGTCCATATGCTTGCGGCACTCGACGCGAGAGACGGTCCAGCCTGGGCGGTCGCCAGCCCATTCCGCGGCGGACATCTGCGACTGCATCATGCAGGACAGCATCGAGAGCGGCGTTGGGATGATGTGGCGCTCGCATTCTGTCGGGGCCGCTGCGAGGCAAGCAATGACGATGAGGTCGGAGAGCGCGATCATCGATGGCCTCGGAGGTGCGGCCACAGCAGCCACGTTATCGCGGCCAGCAGGACCAAGTAGACGGCGAGGACAGCCAGAGCACCCATGATCAGAGCCCCTTGCGGATAGCCGAGCGGATGAGAAGGCGGGCGAGGATGTTGCCGATGCGGTTGAGCAAGCGGGAGCGAAGGCGGAACCGTGTCGCCATCTACGCTCTCCTGTGCTGTGCTAGGGGGTGAGAGGCGGGCGGGACCTGATCCCCGCTTCAGCCTTGCGGCCTACCGTGCGTTCGCACAGCCTTTCCAGCATTCGCGCTGCCGCCTCTGTCTGTGTCCCTGGTGGGGAGTGAAAGGGAGCGGGTGGGACTTTAGCCCAGACGGTCGACTAACGCCTGACCGATGCCTTGAGCGATCCCCGCTCCCTACTCGTGCGAGAGGCTTGCTCTCGGGTATGCTCAGGACGGACAGAACACTGAGGGAGCGACCCTCGCCTCCTACTCCACCGAAGTGGACACATCTGCCGAAAGGCGAAACCGACTTGCGCCGCGCCCTGATCTTCGTGCGAGAGGCTTGCTCTCGGATGCTTGAGGCGGGCCGCCTGCCTAGATGATTCACGGGTGGTCTAGCCACCGTATTCGGCAGGCGTCCGAAAGACGGGCTGCGCTGCCCCGCCTCTCCCTTGCGGGATATTGAATCAATAAAGGCGGGGCCGCTCCACAGCACACCTCGCCTACTAGCACATGCGTGCCATAACCCGGAGGTTATGTCAACACCTTCGCAGGCTCCTCGCCCGTCGTGATGCCGTAATGCTTGGCGACCGCTGCCAGACCGCGCTTGACGTGGCCTACCATCGTCGGCGTCCAGTTCTCGGCATCCTCGTCAAGGATAACCAAACGCCGCAATAGCTCGCGCACCGGGCGCCCCTGCTGGTCGACGCAGCCGATGACCGTTTCCAGCTTCATCATCTTGTTCGATGCCGCCGTGATGGCCTCCTGTCGCGGCTCGCCACCCAAGCCGTGGACGCGGTTCGGGTCCATGGCGCGGGGAGATGGCGACGGCAGGCCGGTGAGCGCGTAATAGCGGCTCACGTCCTCGTGCATCATGTTGCCCGCCTTCAGTTCCACGTCGGTGATCTTCTTGTGGTGCCGCAGGCGACCGAGCGCGTAGCCGACCATCTGGCCTTTGGCTTCCGCCTCGCTGACGCCGTACTGCCGCACTCGTGCCCCTGTGACCGTTGCCATCGTCTGCCCCTGCGTTTCCATTGCTCGGTAGTCGATGCGTCCGTTGGGATAGCGTATCACGTCATCCCGGCGAGGTCGCCCGCCGTTGTCGTTGTGTGCAGCCGACCGCCGCCGCGCTTGCTTGGCCCGCTTCTTTGCCCCGACGCTTGCCATCAGTTGGTCTCCTTCAGTGCCGCATCCGCCATGATCCGCCAGCCGTCACCCCAATTCAGGTCCTGCTTGCCTATCCAGTCTGCGTGGGCGACGGCGATCTTCATCGCCCCTGTCGGCTCGCGCATTGCCTTGATGGCAGCGCGGGCGTACCCGCCCCAGCGGTTCCGCTCGTAGTCGCTCAGTTCAGGCCATGCTGGGATCGCGCCGAATTCGATTGCACTGCCCTCTTGAGCTTCGAACATCGCCCGCGCCACTCGCTCGATCACGGTCTCGCCCATCAGTTGCCCCTTTTGCCTGTGTCCAGAGGGCGAGCCCGCCCCATGACGCCGTTTGCCCTTTGCGGCAGCGGCTCAACCTCGATGCCCATGCGGGCCGCCGTCTCCGGCCACTCGCGAATGGCATGGAGCACTGTCGTATGGTGGATGCCGTCGAAGAAGTTTCCGATCATCCGCAGCGACATATGCGGGCACTGCCGGGCGATCTCGTACATGGCATGACGCCGTGCCGCTGCGTGCCGGCGGCTGTTGCGGGTCGAGCGCAGCCACGAAACCGTCACCCCGTGATCCGCAGCGACCTCCTGGACGATCCATGAGGCTGTCGGCTGCATCACCGCATCGGCGCGACGGTGTGCCTTGTCGTACCATCCGCGGAAGACGTGCGGCTGTTCGGTGTGTGTCTGCATCAGCGGCGGGCCTCCTCTTCCTTGATCATTCTGGAGCTGCGGAAGAACCGTTCCAGCGCGGCCTTGGCTTCCTCGCCAGTCGGCGTGCGGGCGGTCTTCGCTTCCTCGATGGCGGCGGCGTTCTCGGCGGCGAGCCGGCGCATCCGGGCGGCGTTCTCTTCACGCTGGCGTGCCCAATCGGCGAGCCGACGCACCTCCTGTGCGAACTCGTCGGACTTCGGCACCCAGCCAACGCGGCTCTTGTGACGGTCCACCAGACCGTCGAGAAAGCGCGTCACGGCCTGTTCGATCGCCCACGCCGGCTCCTTCGTCAGAGGCCGCACGTAGACCGCCATGGCCTCCTTGCGCTCCTGTTCGCCGCGCGCTGTGTCCTCGAACTTCCGGTCGCTCGCGAGATTGCGGAACAGCGGGCCGAGAAGGCGAAGCGCCTCCTTCGGATCACACGGCGTCAGGTCCGTCGAGAGCGCGGGGCTAGTGATGCGTGCTGTGGTCGAGGGCAAAGAGCCCATAAGCCTCTCCGTCGAGCATGCTGATCATCTCGTCCTGAGCGTCAGCGAGGTTGCGGGCGAAGTGTTTGGACGGGCCGGACGGGGCTTCCACCTCGTCCTCCCAGCGCCAGCCGCGAAGCCACGTGGCCGGGTACGGCAGGAACTGCTTGTCCTTCGCAGCCATCACCGGGAGTTGCCGGCGCAGCCCATCCAGGATGGTCGAGGGCTGGATGCCTTCCTTGATGACCTGCCGCCATGCCTTCTCGGCATCCTTGCGGGCGATGTGGCGGGGGTAGAGGGCGTAGAAGTCGGCGAAGTTGGTCATCAGAAATCCCCCGGCGCGACTTGGCAGCAGACGATCCCATGCGAACGCCACATCTCGACCATGCTCTTGCGGTCTTCGAACACGAGGTCGGGCTTGCGGTTGATCTCTTCCATCCATTCCGCCTTGACGACGGTATCGGGGCGGTGGTCGCCAGCCTTCCGCGTCCTGATGGGGAGATGGCCTAAGCCGTTCGCACCGAGCCACGCGGTGGTCTTCTCGGCCACCTCGTCAGACCTGCCAGACCATATCTCCACACGCTCGCCGACCGCGTCGAATGCGAGCGCGGTCTTGATGATCGGATGGCAGGGGCGATCCTCGTCGCAGGCTGCATAGAACCCTCGCCAGTCCTTTTCCGCTGACGGGCGGTTGAGGAAGTGCGATCGGTGATCCGTGAGGGCCAGTGTGCCGTCGAGGTCAAAGATGATCAGCATCACTTCGCCTCCCCGAGCGCGCCCATGTACAGGTCGACCAGAGCCTCGCGCTCGCTGCGTTCGCCTGCATCCATCTTGCGGAGGCGGATGGTCTCCTTCAGGGCCTTCTTGTCGAAGCCGGCGCCGGCTGCCTCGTTGTAGATGCCGGTCTTGTCGGCGTTGAACTCGTCGATGAATTCCTGGACTTTCTCGATCCGCTCGCAGAACGCCCGCAACTGACCGCCGGCCACTTGTTCGGTGCTCATAGACTTGCCTCCTTCTCAGCGGGCGCGGACAACTTTCCTTCCTCGCCCATCTTCCAAACCTCACACAGCCCAGCGAGGCGGATCGCCCCTGCGCGCGTGACGCACTGCTCAGGCATCATGTCGATGTCGTAGAGAAGCGAGACGAGCATCGGCCGCGCATTGATGAACTTCGCGTACTTGCCGACGATCTCGTCGGCGCCTTCTTCCCTGTCACTCATTGGCTCGATCCTTTCGTTGGAAATCGTTCGTCGCTGAGGAAATCCCGCGCGTCCTCGATGCTGCGTGCGGTGCAATGAGGCACGCCCATCGAGATGCACCAGTCGCGGAATGCCTTCTGCTCCGGTGAAAGCCTGCCGCCCTCTGCCTTGACCTCGATGAAGGCGATGCGGCCAGCGGGGCGCAGCACCAGCAAGTCCGGTGCGCCGGCCATCATGCCCATGCGCTTCAGCTTGGCGCCGGTGATTGCCGACCTCGGCGCATTTGGAATGTGCAGCACCTTGTGGGTGTCGGGCAGAACTTCGCGGAGATAGGTCAGGATCGAGACATGGATCGCCGTCTCGTCCACCATGGATCGCGCCTGCTTTGCCGCCCGAATGAGACGTTTGCCAGCCGTCGTCATTTGAGTGCTCCCGGCCACATCTCCGTCACGCGGACCTTCGAGCCCTCCTGCAGCTCCGGCATTCGCTCAACAGCAGTCTTCAGAGCCTCGCGGGTGATGGGCTTGTCGCCGGGGGTGGTGATCAGGATCTCGTAGGATTGCTGGGTCATGCAGCGCTCCCGAAGAGAGGCATCCGCACCGCATCGAGGCGCTCGGAAGCCTGCGGATTGATCCAGAGCACTTCCGTCCGCTTTGCAGCTCCGTCAGCGAGAGCGGCACGCTCGACACGACGCCAGCCGGACAGGGCTTCATCGTATTGCTCGCAGGGATAGCCGGAGAGAGCGACCATGCCGGACAGGCCGCGCAGGGTCACCAGAAGCGCGCCGTGTGCCTCGTCGTCCATCTCGTGCGCGTAGTCATGCCCGGCATCAGAGCGGGTGGACATGACGTAAGGCGGGTCGACATAGAACAGCGTGTCGGCGCCGTCGTGCTGCACCATCAATGCCGTTGCATCGCGGCTTTCGATCACCACGCCGCGCAGCCTTTCGATGATCGCGCTCAGCGCATCGGGGTAATTCGTCCAGTCATGTGCTGGCGTTGTGCCGCTGCGGTTGCTGTTCGACCGGAACCCGGTTGCCTTGTTGTGGCCGTTCGAGCCGAACCCCATGAAGGAGCGAATAATCAGCCTCCGCGCACGCTCGACCGCATCAGCGGTCTCCTGATAAGCCTCGACAAACTCTTCGCGGGCGAACGGCGTGGCCTTCAGCAGCGCAACTAGACGGTCTGCATCATCCGAACGCAGGACGCGGAACAGGTTGACGACCTCGCCATCGAGATCGTTCCAGACCTCGGCATAGGACCGCGGCTTGCGGATCAGCACGGATCCTGCGCCGCCGAAAGGCTCCACGTAGACGCGATGCGGCGGCAGATGGCTGATGATCCACGGCGCCAGCATCCACTTGCCGCCATGCCATCGCAGCGCGGGACGGGTAGCGCTCACGCCGCCACCTCCAGAACCCGCACACCGGCAGAGAGGGAGACGGGAGCAAACGCGCTTTCGCCCACATGCTCGTACTCGGTCGAGGGAACAACGCGGATGACGAGGTCGTGGAAGATGACCTCAGTCTTGGCCGATCGCGCGGGTGCGGCCCGCGGCTCATCTACCGTCAGCCCCATCTTCATCATGGCATCGCGGTACGTGCTGGCATCGTAGCTCGTGCCCGCTTCGCTGTTGACGATGCGCGCCGCCCTCGCCAGCGTATGCCCCTCGCTGCGCAGTTCGGCGAACCGCTTGACCAGTTCCGGCGTGCCCTCTGCGAGGCCCTTTGGAGGCCGAGCCATACCCGCCTTCGTGACGTACAGATGCACTGTCGCGCGGCAGCGTCCGGTCTTCTTGGCGACCTGGCCCTGCGACATGCCGTCTGCATAGTAGGCAAGGATCGCGGTAACCTCGTCGGCGCTCAGCGGGGTAATGGATCTACGCATCAGTCGTCCTCCTTGGTTTCAGGCGCGATCCAGACAGCGATGGCCGCACCGATCTTGCGCGAGCGCTCAGCCCATCTGAGCCGCCTCAAGAGCGACACGAAGCGCCGCCACCCGCGCGGTTTCTGCCAAATATTCGGCATGATCTTTCCTCGCCTTTTGAAGCTCGGCGACCTTCGCCATCTCGAGCATCTCGTCCCATTCGATGCGGCGGGCTTCGCCCTGCCAGACGGCGCGAACCCTGCGGCGGGTCCATCGATCATTGACGCGGTGCAGCGCATTGAAGGCGCGCTCCCACAGAACCTTGACGGGCTCGTCATGCCCGCGCGGCCCGGCGCACTGCCGGATGAGCTGGGGGGCCAGAGCGTCAGCGTGCATCTTCTCGTTCCGATCCAAGTTCTTGGACCATCGATCCACGGTCATCGGGATCTCCCATGCCAATTATTCGGGCATGGAGAACACGGCCCAACCAGACCTGTTTGACCTGCAAGACCGCCCCGGCAAGGGCGGCACCAACGCGCTGGACGGCAATCCGCGCGAGACCGGGAAGGCCGGCAAGCCGAGCCCGGACGAATTCAGCGACTACCTGGAGGCGCGCAAATGCAGCAGCCGCAGGAACCGCGCACGTATCGAGAAACTGTCCCAGCCTTTCATTGGCCCCGTGGCTGGGAACGGGGTGAACAGCGCGGCTCAGGAGACCGCCGGGGTGAAAGGACAAGAAGCCCCCGGCAATCGATCCTGCTGCGCCCCAATCTGCAATCTTGCCAGCACCTGCCCCGATGCTGGCGAGGTCGCCAGCGGTGGCGGGGAGGAACGCCACCGCTGGCTTATCGATCGCGTGGGAGGGGGGAACGCGACCGAATGGGATGCAAATTTTCCGTTCCAGACCCTGTTGACACGTAGGGCCATTGGTCCTATGTTGTTGGGTATCGGAACACGGAGAAACACGATGACCAACGCAACCGCCGCCATCGAAATGACCTTCGCCAAGCTCCCCATCGTCCCCGTCTGGACGGTTGGCCGCAGCGACTTCTTCGCAGCGCTCGCCAGCATCCGGCAGGCCAAGGACGGAGCCTTTGACGTTCATGCCGAGAAGGTTGCCGTCGAGAAGTTCCCCGAAGCAGCCGACTTCGCCATGACGGGCTTCCGCACGCTGGAAGCCGCTAAAGGCTGGTGCGAGGAAGTCTTCGCGGATCTGTACGCATGACCCCCGCCGAACTGGAAGCCCGTGCCACAGCCCTTTACGGCTCCGAATGGCAGTCTCCCCTTGCCCGCCGTGTTCGCGTTGATGCGCGCACGGTGCGGCGATGGAAGGCTGGCGAGCGGTCTCTGCCAGATTGGCTGGAATGGGCGCTTGGAGTTTTGGAGCGCCATGAAGACGAGAGATGAAGGCCATCTATGCGGCCTCCGACTTGATGGACGCAGCGATGGCGTTGACGTGCTCGATCCGCTGGCCGATCCAGCGCATGACGTTGCAGGCCATGCTGTTGCCCAGCGCCTTGTAGCGGGGGCCATCGGCAGCGGGTTTGCCGTTGCGGGTGATGGCCGTGTAGCCGACCGCCTTGGGCTCGGGCGCGGCGACGAACATATCGGGCTGCGCGTATGCCTTGCGGATGCGCTCGCAGGCCGCGTCGAAGTAGGGTTCGTGAAGCTCAATTCCGGTGAACGACATCCCGCGCTTGGCGCACGCAACGCCGGTCGTGCCGCTGCCCATGAACGGGTCGAGGACCGTGCCGCAGCCTTTCGCGATGCCGATGCACCACTCCATAAGCTCTACTGGCTTCTGGGTCGGGTGCTCTTTGGCATAAGATGTTACCGACTGCCGCCACATCTTTGCCGGCTGGGATCGGGACGCCCATGCCATTTCGCACATCGCCAAAGAGAAATTCTCTGGCTGCTTTTTGTCCCACACCAGAAAGCACTGGCTGGCCGGGAGACCGAAATAGTTCCCTCCCCAGATGATCTGTTCGCGGCTATGTTGAAGCAGCATCTTGAAGATGGCCGCAGATGGCGGGGCGTCGTCCCAGTTCTGTCGATCGTGCGCCTGACGCACAGGATTGCTGGATATCTTCAGCCCATACGGCGGGTCTGTGAGGCACACATCAAACACGCCCAGCGTCGGGACGATCTCGCTCATGTCGGCCAGCAGCAGCCGGCAATCGCCGATGACGACTTCGCGCTTGATCGGGCTCATGCCTGCACCCGCTGGCCGACGATGCCGAACACCATCAGGACGGCGATGTACGCGGAGAACAGGCCGAGCCCGATGTTCGCGATGGCGAAGCTCGCCGCAATGCCTGCGATGGAAACTGCCAGCAGAAGCCAGCCAAGCTGTTCAGCGGTCATGACGTTCTCCCATTCCGAAGGCGATGAACCGGCCCATGAACAGGCCGCAGAGGCAGGAGATCGCGGTCCAGGCGGCCATGATCTCGGCTATGGTGTGGAGCGTGGTCACACCAGCCGGCCAGTTACGGCGTCGTACAACTCATCAAGGACCGTGGCCTCTGCGAGCGTTTCTTCGCCCTTCTGGCGCTTGAACTTGCGGGCTTCATCGAGGAAGTCGGGGTGCGCCACCAGAAAGCCGACCGACATGTGCTGCTGGAGCGTCGGGACGTAATGGCTCAAGCTTTGGAGTTTGCCGGCAATGTCCGCGAACTCGGGCGAAATATCGTAGAAGTCGGCCTGCCCAATCGCGGGGAGATCGGCGTGTCGCTTGAGATAGTTGGTGACAAACGCAACGACGCCATCGCGAAGCATCTTGTCCGCGCCCTCGCGTTCCGCCGCATCGGCAGTATCGGGGAATGCGTTGGTGATGACGCGATCCGCAATGCGCGGGGCGCTGGTGCCCACGTCCTGCATCGCTTCGTGAACGCTTTCGTAGAATAGGCGCAGCTTGTCAGTGAGCATCAAGGTTCTCCGCAAATTCATTGAGAAGGGCTGCCGCCTTCTGGACGGCATGGATGTTCGCGACTTGGCTGTCGTCGCGTTCGCGCAACCCTTGGGCGGCGCGGTTCATGTTCTCGTCGGTCGCCCATTCCGCGAAGGCGCGGCAGACGCCGTAGAGGTGCGTCCAAGCCTTTCCGGCCTCGGTCGGGGCGCGATACATCGGGTTCTTGTTCGATGGCGCTGGCGAGCCTGTACGGCCCTGCAATCCCATCTTCGAAGCTTCGATGATCTCGCGTCGGAGGGCGGCCTTTGTCGGCTCTGCCCCGCGTTCCAGCATCCCATCGAGAGCGCGGCGTGTGATGCCGGGATCGGCTACTTCCGCATCCCGAAATTGGCGAGCTTGGTGCACTTCCTTGGAGGTGAGCCCAATATCCGCAACAGTCGAAGAAGTATTCCCGTCGGGAAGACTTTTCGGGCGGCCAGAGGAAACCTCGCCGCGCTCTTGCGCCGCGTCGTATTCATCCGCCAACCGGCGCTGAGCCTGAGCGATGATCTCGTTCGCATCGGCCTGCGCCCGGAGAGCTGCCGCCGTCACCGTGTCGTGTGCGCCCTTGGCGTCCGCCAGACGGCGAGCCCGCTTGGCTTCGTCGTAGACGATCTCAGCGGAGACTTTGGCTTCGAGGATTTCAGCCGCCGTGGTCGCGTTAGCGAGGCGGTTGGAAGCCTGCTGGAGCATTGCCGGAAGGCTTGCCGACTGTTCGATGGGGGCCATCAGGTTCATGCCGCCACCTCAGGCTTTTCGCCGAAGATGTCCGGGCGAATGTCGTGCCGCGAGATCCCTGTGATCCGCTCCATGTCGAGGACACGGCTCGCCGGCACCTTCTTCCAGGAATGCAGGCTGGGATGTTCGATGCCGAGTTCACGTGCGAGCGCTACTACGCCCCCCGCCTTCTCCGCTGCCTGTTTGACGATGGTGATCATGGATTACAGTAGTAGGCGAGCCCTACCTACGTCGTCAAGCAAAAAAGTAGGTGTGGATAAAGTAGGGATTCCCTACAAGGCACCATGAGCACGATTGGCCAGAGAATTCTCCGGGCGCGAATGCGCAAAGGGCTTACGCAACAGAACGTTGCCAAGCACTTCGGCATCAATCGCGTCTCCGTCGCCAACTGGGAAAGCGGCGCGACCAAGCCGGCAATTGATAAGCTAGAAGGACTATCCAACCTGCTCGGCGGTGATGCAGACTGGTATCTCCACGGGAAGGGAACGCCTCCTTCCGACGAAATGCCAGCGATCCCGAGCGAACATACGGCACCTGCGGCGGTGTCCAATGCTCAGATAGGAGAAAGGGTTACACAGGTCGGGTTTCGAGTTCCGGTCTACGGACAGGCTGTCGGCGGGGCAGATGGAGAGTTTGTCTTGAACGGAAACCACTTGTACGACCTGATGGCGCCGCCTTCGATTGCCCCGAGTTCAGGTGCCTATGCTGTAACTGTATCCGGCGAGTCTATGGCTCCTCGATATGAGGACGGCGAGATCGCCTTCGTTGACCCCCGCCGCCGGCCACGCCGAGGCAGTTATGTCGTCGCCCAGATCCAGCTTGAGGAACACGGCCCCATCTTGGCCTTCGTGAAGCGCTTCGTCCGGCACAATGCGGATGGCCTCGTCCTGGAGCAGTTCAACCCGGCGAAGGAACTGCGCTTCGATCACCAATGCGTCCGTTCGGTGCACTGCATTGTGATGGCCGGCGAAAGCTGATTTCGGCGCGCGCTTCTCTGCATATCCTTCTCTGTTAGAGCCTTCGTTTCCTAAGCCCTGAACCAGAGTAAGGGAGGGAGCGGAGGCAAAGCCCCCCCTACCCCCATGGGCCGAAGCTCATGAAGGCAGAGGGACGTTTGCCATGCTGGCCTGAACCGTCGTTCGGTCGGTCGCATACGGCAGGGCGCCTCATCGGTTGGCCCGTCCTTAGTTTCCGGTAGCACCTTAGGACTTTCGACCCCGCGCCTCGCGCTCAGCCGGCGGGATTTGCACCCGTCTGCGCGAAGCACCTACCTACGCCGCCGCAAGAAGTAGGTCAAGGCTACTTTTCCGCTTGACATGCAGCGTAGGGGTGGCCTACATTCCAACTCACAGGGGCACCCGCCCCCGCCAATCGAAACGCACCGAACCCGGAGCCAACAGATGACCGCAGTCGAGCAGCACGCCAACGTTTGGATGATCGTCCGCCGCAACAGCGAAGGCGTCGTCAGTGTCATCCGCTCCTTCCGCACCGAGCGCGCCGCGTTGAACGCGATGGGGCGGCTGTCGTGAGCCCTGATGCAAAAATCGCCTGCTACCAGATCGCATGTGACGCAGCGGTGGAGGCTTACGTCATTTCACGACTGCGCGACGAAGCCAAGGCAATCTTGCTTGGCGAGATGAAGCCGAAGGAATCGCCGTCTGCGGTCGGCATGCTGGAAGAGTTCGGGCTGATCATTCCGAAATACCCAGATGAGCGGCCATTCGTGTGGGTGTTTGCCCGTACTCCGCTCGGCAAGCGCGTCAGGGACCGACTGCGCGAAGAATTAGCGGACGTAGCCGCCTGAACCCCTCGGGGCCAAGTGCCCCGCCCCTCCCCATAGAACGCCATACGGAGAGACGAAGATGGACCACAAGCAAATTCAGACCGTAACGAACCGCCTTGCAAAGGCGATGACCGCGAAGGGGCTCCGGGAGCCTTCAGCAGAGGTTCAGATCGAAAGCCACGCAGAGATGACCATCGTCATGCGATGGAAAGACGCTCGCGTCGAGACCTACATCTCGGACAGCAAATACAAGTTCATTCGAGGCGGCGATCTCAAAGAGATGATCGCAGAAGCTGACGCCTACATCGCAGAGCTTCCCAGCGCCGAAGAAACTCGGATGAACGAGTTCATGGGCGCCCTCGGGAAGGTCATCGATCTTGGCCGGAAGAACGGCGTCGAAGCCGACTACCTGAACCCGCTGGTCGCTTCGATGAAGAAGCTCTCCGAGAACATCATCACGCACGACCGCGCGGCCTGACCCCAACCCCCACCCCCAGCAGCCAAGCGCTGCCAACCGGAGGACAGAGCATGACGACGGAAGCAAAGCACACGCCGGGACCTTGGACTGCTGTCAAAGGCGACCACGGGGAGAGTTGGGGCGGGTACTGGCAGATCGATGCAGAATTTGACGCCGTAGCCTGCAACCAATTCTGCCACGCCGGCGCAAGGGATCAAGCCGTCTCTGAAGCGAATGCCCACCTGATCGCCGCCGCGCCCAATCTGCTATCCGCGCTGGAGCGCCTCGACGCCGACTGGACCAAGACATTCCCGGACGGGCCTGAAGGTTCGCTGGACTACTACGGCATCGGCAAGATGGCCGACGAAACCGTGAGCATCTGGCGAGACATCCGCGCTGCTCTGGCAAAAGCGCGGGGGCAGTCATGACCTCCCGCACCGAACACCGCGCCATGGCTGTCGTAGCCCTTCTGATCCCGCTCGTAGCCGGATGGATCTACGACCGCACCATCGAGGCGCGCGCTGACGCAGCGACATCCGCCTTCGCCAGCATCCGATCAATCGAGCACTGAGGACAAGACGATGGCCGACGCGAAGACGCAGATAGTTCCAATCGAGCCGACCCGTGAGATGCTGTCCCGGATGGAGGGAATGACGGATTTCGTACTGCCGGAGGGTCTCGAAAACACAAAGCAAGCCCGAATGGCCGAGATGCGGTTTGCTTGGGGTGAAGCCCTTTCCGCCGCCCCCCAGCCCGCCGCATCCGACGTGCCCCATGACGTGGTGGAGCAGGCAGCGCGAGCCTCATACGAATACGAGGGCGACCGCAAGGGCATCGACTACGCCGGCTGGGACCTCGAACCCGAGAACGTCAAGCGTCAGTGGCGCGCAAGCGTGACTGTCCCGATCTCGATCGCCCTCGCCACCCCCGCCCCATCCACCTCGACAGCGACGCCGGACTTGGATGCTTGGGCTTACGCCTTCGCGAATTGGCGGCAGGGACAGCGTTCAACGCCAAGCTGCGAGGCGCCGGGAGCGGCTGACATTCGCACCTGCCGCGATCTCATCAAGGGGATGCTTGCGTGCCGTCCTTCCGCCCCATCCACCTCGACAGAGGAAGCGCTGAGGCAAGCGACGAGCTTAGCGACCGCGCTGTTCAATCTGCATTACCGCTTCGATGAAGACTACGCGAGTGGGCGGGTGAAGTGGAAGCCTCTGTCGGATCTCTGCGGCGTCATCGGCCAAATAGACAACATGACAACTGGCTTGGTGCGTGCCCCCTCAGAGGAAGCGCTGAGGGCAGAGAACGCGCGGCTGAAGCAGGCCCTGAGCGCCATCGCCCACACGTTCGTCGAAGACAGCCACGGCGGCATGAAGGACATGCCCTCGTCTTGGCATCGCGAGCAGGCCCGCACCGCCCTTTCCGCCCTATCCCGCTGAACGCCAGAGGAAGGAATCCGACCATGGCACATGACCCGCGTAAAGCCCTCGATACCGCGTTCGTCGATATGATCCAGGCGCTCCAGTTCGCCCATGCCGACAGCAAGCAGGCGATCTTCCTCAGCGACCTGTCGCACGGCGAGAAGCACGCCAACCAGCGCGTCATTGCGCCGATGACGGCGGAGCTGGTCCAGAGCTTCGGCAAGCTCGTCAAGGCGCTGTCCGAGGCCGGCTGCGACGACTTCGTGAGCCTTCTCGACATCATCCACCCGCTGACGGACGGCATATCCGACGCCCGCGATGGCCTGTGGATGCAGACCGAAGACATGGCGCTGTCCGAGATGCGCGAACGGAGGGCAGCGTAATGGACGTCGACGATCTCGCGAACGAAATCCGCATGGTCCCCGGCTGGCGCGACCTTGGCGCCGGAGAGCTTGCCGAGCAGTTGTTGCCGGCGATCCTCCGCGAAGCCGCCTCTCGCCTCCAGGCACCGGCAGTAGCCGAGGTGGAGGTGAAGCCGATGGAGTGGGGCAGTTACGGCGCCGATACGCCGTTCGGGTCCTACACCGTGTCTGAGAACTTCGACGACAAGTGGGAGTGGACGTTCCACTGCTACCCGTACGGCTCGCCCGACGACACGGTTTACGACACAGAGGCCGAAGCGCGACAAGCCGCGCAAGCCGACTACGAGCGCCGCATCCGTTCCGCTCTCCGCACTGGAGGCTCCGAATGAGCGCCGAGGACATCAGCCTCGCCGAACAGCGCGACGAGCTGAGCGACCGGGAGATCAGAATTCTCCGCTGCGTCCAGATCATGCAGACCGCGGATGACGCATTCCCGCGAGACATGCCGCGTCTGGAGCGGCTGGGGCTGGTGTGCCTGTCCCTACATGCAGCCGCGCAAGGCCCCGCTGCGGGCCGGCGCATTCGCCATCTCACCAACGCCGGAACCGCCATCGTGGAGGCAGTCTACAATGTCTAACGCAGCAATCGCAACCATCGGCCACAACCGGCCGCCCGAGGCCATCGACGAAGAGCCGACGCCGTTCGACCTGTCCCGGCAGGAGATCGAGGCCCTCTACGAAGAGGCCACGCACTGGCTGGATGGCGAGCCCATCGAGAGCCAGGAGGTCGCCGACAAGGTCGCCAAGCTGATGTCCGACATCCGGGCAGCGGCTAAGACGGCAGACGAGCGGCGCAAGGTGGAGAACGAGCCCTTCGACAAGGGCAAGGCAGAGGTTCAGGCGCGGTACAACCCGCTGATCCAGAAAGAACGGGGCAAGGCGGACCTAGCGCTTTCGACCTGCAAGAAGGCGCTCGCCCCGTTCCTCCAGAAGCAGGAAGACGAGAAACGCCGCGTCGAGGCGGCAGCACGGGCCGAGGCTGACCGCCTTCGCAAGGAGGCCGAGGATAAGATCCGCGCCGCGTCCGGCTCCGACCTCGCCAAGAAGGCAGAAGCAGAGGCCGCACTGAGCCTCGCCAAGTCGGCTGACAAGGTGGCGAACCGCGCCGCCAAGGATCACGCCGGCGCCTTCGGTGGCGCACGCGCTGCCAGCCTGCGGACCCGCTACCGAGCCGAGATCACCGACATGCGGGAGTTCGCCCGGTTCGTCTGGGTGAACCACAAGACCGAGCTTGAGGAATTCCTCCAGCGCATCGCGCAGCAGCGGGTGGACGGCAAGAGCCGCGACATTCCCGGCGTGACCATCCACGAAGAGAAGGTAGCAGTCTGATGAAAACGAAGACCATCAAAGCGATCCTCCGCAAGAAGGTCGATGCGTGGCTGGAGTCCATCGAGGACGAAACCGTTCGCGATCTCGCTGCCAAGGGCACCATGATAACCGGCGGGGCAATCGCGTCGATGCTCCTGAACGAGGATGTCAACGACTTCGACATCTACTTCCGGGACCACGCCACGACGCTGGCCGTCGCCGACTACTACGTCAAGCGGTTCCACACCAAGAACAAGGCCGGCATTCCTTGCGCCATCTACGTCGACGATACAGAGGGCCGCGTGAAGGTCGTCATCAAATCGGCGGGCGTTGCGAGCGAAGACGGCGCGAAGACCGAGTACCAGTATTTCGAGAGCCGCCCGGCGGATGACGCGCAGGGATACGTCGGCGAGGTCATGGGTGACGCTGGCGAAATCCAGGAAGCCTACGAGAAGACCGAAGAGATGGCGCTTGCCGTCGAGGACGATGGCAAGCCAGCGTTCCGTCCGGTCTTCATGTCGACGAACGCGATCACCCTCAGCGGCAAAATCCAGATCGTCCTGCGGTTCTACGGCGAGCCCGACACGATCCACGAGAACTACGATTTCGTCCACTGCACGAATTACTGGACCAGCCGGGACAACAACCTCGTCCTGCGACAGCCCGCATTGGAAGCCCTCCTGGCGCGCGAGCTTCGGTATGTGGGCTCGAAGTATCCGGTCTGTTCGGTGATCCGTCTCCGCAAGTTCATCAAGCGCGGCTGGTCCATCAATGCGGGCCAGATCCTCAAGATGATGATGCAGATCAGCGCGCTGGACCTGACCGATCCGGCGGTCCTTGAGGACCAGCTTACCGGCGTCGACAGCGCCTACTTCATCCAACTGATGACGAAGATCCGCGAGAAGGACCCCGAGAAGGTCAACACCGCGTACCTCGTCGAAATCATTGACAGGATGTTCTGATGTTGACCGACACGCAAAAGAACGCGCTACGGGAGAAGCTGGACCCGACGCACGTCAAGACCCGCGAGCAGGCGGGGCAGACCCTCTCCTACATCGAAGCATGGCGCGTGATCGACGTAGCCAACAGCATCTTCGGCTTCGATGGGTGGACCCGCGAGACCGTCGAGATGCAGGAGGTCCGCCCCGCTGAGTTCATCAAGCAGGAGAAGACCGGGCGCAACGGCCCATACACCGTCGAGCAATGGCGCGTCGGCTTCATGGCGAAGGTCCGCATCGTCGTCGGGACGGTCGTGCGCGAGGGGACCGGCTTCGGGTCGGGTATCTCGAAGCAGCTTGAGGACGCCTACGAGAGCGCCGTCAAGGAGGCTGAGAGCGACGCGATGAAGCGCGCCATGATGACGTTCGGCAATCCCTTCGGCCTCGCTCTCTACGACAAGACGCAGGCGAATGTCGGTGTAGATGAGCCCGCGCCAGAGAAGGCCCCCGCACGCGCCACGCCGCCGGCCAATGCCAACAGCGGCCCCCTGACCCCGGCGGGTCGTCAACGCCGAGCCGGTGAGCGCCTGACGGATGCGAACGACGTGCAGACCATCATGGAAGCGTTGCTCGCCAACGTGACCAAGAAGGGCGATCCCGACGCCCTCAAGAAGTGGGCGACCGGACAGCGCGCGCAGATCGCATCGCTTCCCGACAATGCCTTCGATGAGTTCATGGATGCCTACGAGCGCGAGATGGATGAGCTGGTCGCCGGGCGGGTCTTCGCATGACCCGGCGCACGCGTGAAACAGCCGGCTGCATCGTCGCCAAGACGCCGAAGGGCATCGCCCCCGTCAGCGGCTTCGATCAGGAGCAGTTGATGGGCTTCCCCATCGGCGCCGAGTTCAAGCTGGTGCGGATGAACAAGCGGTCGATCCCGCACCACCGGGCATACTGGAAAGCCCTCTCGCTGGTCTGTGAGAGCACGAACCAGTGGCCGACGCACGAACACCTGCACGACGCCCTCAAGCGCGCCTGCGGCTACGTCACGGTCAACCACGACATGAGCGGCAGGCCTTTCGTCACCACCGACAGCACCGCCTTCGACGCGATGACCCAGGACGAGTTCAAGGCCTACTTCGACAAGGCCATGGCGAAGCTCGCCGAGGCTGTTGGCTTCGATCCCCTCGCCTTCCTTGAGGAGAATGCCGCATGACGCTTTGGCAAGACATCGGGACCGCGCCCAAGGACGGCACCATCATTGACCTCTGGCACCCCGCCTATGGCCGGATGACCGACTGCTGGTGGGACGACGGCGAGTGGGCAGCATTCGTCACCGAGGGCTTCACGCACTGGAGCCGCCCGACCAAGCCCGATGGCACCCCCTGCATCATCATGTGTGAGGACGAGCCCGCATGACCCTTACCAACTTCGCGATCATCCCCGAGCCTCAGCCCAAGCGCGCGATCCGCCGCCCGCTGAAGATGGCCGCAGACAACCTGTGCCGGATCAAGGCCGAGCAGCTTGCACGCGAACTGCGGGCGAAGGCGGAAGCCGCCGGCAAGTCCGAGGCGTGGAATGAAGGAGACGAGGCAAATGGCTAGAACCGTCCCCGAATGGCGCGGCAAGACCGACAACTCCATGCCCGGCAAGCTCGCCTCGCTGCGCATATGGGAGCGCTGCAAGGGCCGCTGCGCCCACTGCGACAAGAAGATCATGCCGGGCGATAAGCCTGCCCGCGATCACATCGTCGCCCTGGCAGACGGCGGGGCGAACGTCGAGAGCAATTTCCAAATCCTGTGCGGCCAGTGCCACGAGGCGAAAACGTCGGCTGAGAACACCGACCGCGCCAAGGTTCGCAGCATGAAAGCGAAGCACCTCGGCATCCGCAAGCCGTCCACCTTCCCCGGTGGCCGCAACAGCCGTTTCAAGCGCACAATGTCCGGCAAGGTCGTGGACCGCCAGACAGGAATGGAGGTCGGACGATAATGCTTGATCGTGCCATGTCCCTCGACGACGCCGCCCGTGTGCTGGGCATTGACGAGGAGAGCGAGAACCCGTCGCGCTATGTCCGCGATCTCATCCGACGCTATGGCGTCCCCTTCACGCGCGTTGGCCGGTCTGTAAAGCTGCGCCCTGATCAGTTACGCCTTCTCGGCGAGAGGATGGTAGAATGCCCCTCACACTCGAACCCGACAAGAAGTCCGGCATCTACCAGATCCGCGGAACCGTCACCGTCTGGACGGGTGGTCAGCCTCGCAGCATTGAAGTCCGACGCTCAACGCGCACCCGCAACCGAAAAGAAGCCGACGCCATCCGCCGGCAAATCGAAGGTGAGGTCTCGGAGCGCAGCATCACCGGTCGCGAACCCGCTATCACGTTCGAAGAGGCGGCCCGTCTCTATCAGCGGAAGGGCGGAGAAGCCCGCTTCCTCGCCAAGCCGTTAGCCCACCTCGGCGATCACCGCATTGACGAGATCGGCCAGCCGGAGATCGACGACGCTGCGCTGAAGGCATACCCCGCCGCGAAGCCGGCCACAGTGCGCCGCCAGTTCTACGCGCCCACCCTCGCCGTTCTTCGAGCCAATGGGCAGAACCCGTTTGTGAAGCGCCCTGACGATAGCGCCAAACGGACATATTTCTTCTTGCCTGCGAAGGCAGATGCGCTGATCGAGGCGGTCGTGGGCGGGAGGTGGCCTAACCCTTGGTCCCCTGCTCTCGTCACATTCCTGTTCGGCCAAGGAGCGCGCATCTCGGAGGCGCTGGCGATCGACGGTCGCGACGATGTTTCTCTTGAGCATCGCTATGTCATTCTGCGCGATCCGAAGAACGGGCTGCAACGGACGGTCAATCTGATCCCCCGCGTCGTGGCCGCGCTCTCTGCGATCCCGAACATCGGCCAGCCGGGGCCGCTCTTCCTGCGCTATGATGGCCGGCCCTATGCCAGCCGAGCGAACAGCGGGAACCCATTGCGGTTCTGGGGCGCGGCGTGCGGTCGCATCGGCCTTGATGAACACCTCTACACCCCGCACACCGCTCGGCACTCATGGGCAACATGGTTCCACGCGCAGACGCATGACGTGGTGCGCCTCAAGGACGAAGGCGGGTGGCAGTCGAACGAGTGGCAGCGATACGTGAAGCTCGGCACACCGGAGCTTGGCGCCGACGCCTGGAAGCGCGGATGGCGCTTTGTGAACGAGACCGGAACAGACTCTGCGGATTTCTTGCGGAAACGAGGCTGAAAACCGCGCATGTTCGCGTCTGTTCTCGTAATGCCCCGTCACTTCGGATAGGATGGAAAGATGCCAGAAACGTCGCAAGGCCCCTTGAACAATAGGCTTCCGGCAGATAGGAACCGTCCCCGGAGAGGTGGCCGAGTGGTCGAAGGCGCTCCCCTGCTAAGGGATGCGAGCCGACCAGCCGCCATACCGAAACTCTCATATTTCCCAAGCCGTTGGCCTTCGTTGTCGCGAAGCCGTTTTTGGCACTTTGCGGATTTCTTGCAGGGTTCGCTTTTGTTCGTGCTGCGTTCTACACTCCCCACCCCGCAGTCTGGGAATGGATAGAGAGGGCGAGAGAATGCACATCCGATACGGTGACGGGACGACAGAGTACGGCCCCGGCGTAACGATCGAACTGTCCGGCGATGAAGTTGCCCTCGCTATCAGTGCATGGCTGGTTGCTCATGGCGTTCATATCCAAGGGCCTCGGACGATCACAGTGAACGACGAACTCTGCGAGGCTGGCGAAGTTTACGTCGACCCGAGCGGCCTCGTCGTTTCAAACGGGACGCTTTTCTCTGGCCGAGGATTGGACAAAGCGGGATAGGGCGAACGCAACGAAACCCGCCGCGCTCAATCAAGAGCACGACGGGCTGGGTATATCGGCAGTGAGTGACGGCTAGGCCGGCAGGACGAGACCGCCTTTGAACGCGAAGGTCACGACGCCGGCCAGGAGCGACCCGGCGATGGCCCAGCCCACACGGTTGACGACGCCTTGCAACGATTCCAGCCGCTTCTCGATGGCATGGAACTGGCGATTGATGCCGCTGAACTTCTCGTCCAGATGCTCGCGCTCCTGCGCCCGAATATCCTGCATGAAGCCCCGTTCCTGACGGCTAAGCTCCTTCAAGGCTTCATGGGCGGATTGGAGCGTATCGATCCGACGAGTCATATCGGAGATCGAGCCCTCGACGCGGGCGACGCGGGATTCCACATCTGGCATCCTATCACACGCTTCCGTCAAGCCGGCCGTCACAGTGTTTGCTGTTCATCATTCGTCAACCACCGGGCTTGATGCTGAACGCAGCCGGCGCCCTCTCATTAGGGTTTCGGTCAGGCTCGTCGCTGGGGCGCAATCCCAACGGCGGGCCGCTTATCGCTGCACGGAGTTGTGCCGCGCGCATTCCTGGGGCCTGTAGAGCCCGATGGCGCAGCCGCCGGCTACCGTGTCGTCGATCGCCGTTTGATCCGCTGGAGTCGCACCACGCGAACCGGGAAGGGCCGTCCCGAGCGCACGGCGCAGATCAGTCGACGCTGACACAGAGGCCACGTTCGAAGTCCCAACGCAGCCCCCGAGCGACACAAGCAGCGCGGTCAAGACGAGCGGTTTCACCAGCATTGCCGGCCTCCTGATTTTGTCGGATGGTTTCGAGGGTCGCGCCGAGTTCGCCGGACTGCTTCGCCGTCCACATGGCATAGCCGAAGACGAACAGGCCGGCGGCGACGAGAGCGCCAATGAACAGCACGCGCGGAGTGAGGAAGCCGAACATCACTCGCTCCGAACGCGCTTGACGACGAAGTAGACGCCCACCAGGACGGCCACGACCATCAGGAAGGCGAGTGCCCACTGGATCGGGCCGGTGCCGCTGGCGATGGCCGCAAAGCCCGACAGGACGCCGCCAATCGGCCCCCATGCTTCCGGCTTCTTGAGGATGTCGGTGACGGCCTTGTCGGACTGAGGCGCCTTGGCAGTCTCGGTCGGCGTCAGGCCGGGATTGGCGGTCGGCTTCGCGCCGGCTGCCATCTTGAGCGCGGCGGCGCGAACCTCCGCTACACGGCGCGACCAGCCCTTGCCGAACGCGCTCCACGTCTTGAGCGAGCGCATGAAGGCCAGCCGGCGGTCGCAGTAGGCATTGATCAGGGCGCTGGTGCCGCCCTTGTACGAGTGGACCGCCGCCAGCGTCTTGTCGCCGATGATGCCGTCCATCGCCACGCCGACGATGCGCTGCAATTCCTTGACCGCCCGCGACGGCCCGGAGTTCACCGAGAAGTCGAACACCGCATAGTCGAGGCCGACAGCGAGGCGGTCGGCGCCGGCCTGATGCCAGTAGTTCTTGCGGTAGATCTGCTCGGCTTCGGAAAGCGTCAGCGCCTTCACATCGTCGGCAGTCGTTGCACGGCGGCGATGGGCGCGCAGCGTGGCGAGGGTGACGCCGTATTTGGTCGGGCCTCCCGGATCGCGTGGGTGATTGGAGTAGCCGCCCTCATGGCCGAACATCAGCGAGAGCGCGACCGAAAGCGTTTCGGCAGCCATGGTGGTTCTCCGGGTTGTGGAAGATTTTGCTTGGGGATCAGCGGATGTTGTCGCTACGGTAAGACGTACTGCCAAAACCGGAGGGACGTGCAGAATGGGTATGGGACATATCGAGGTCGAGCTGCTGATCCACGAGCACGCGCACAAGCCGATCAAGGGCGAAGTGCTTGCGGTCGGGCGACAGCACATCGCGCCGAATGCCGAAGAGGTTCGCGATATGCTGGACCGCTATGGGGTGAAGCGCAGGACGACCAGCTTCGAGGTGGACACGCTGAACACCCACAACCACAACGGCCAGGAGACCATCCTGGACAGTTCGCTGTTCCAGTCCTTCACCGATGCAAAATACTACGTCGCGGACATCAGCCCGTATGAAGGCGCCGACTTCATCTTCGACGTCTGCGGCGAGGTGCCGGAAGAGCTGATCGGCCGGTTCGATTTCATCATCGACGGCGGTTCGCTCGACAACGTGTTCGACCCGCTCTCGATGGTCCGCAACATGACGAAGATGCTCAAGCCGGGCGGTCGCATGTTCATCTATGCGTGGTCGAACGGCTTCCCATCGGCCTATGTGAAGATCACGCCCGACTGGATCATGGACTATTGCCTGGTGAACGAATTCGCCGACGCCAAGGTCTATGCTTCGCGCTGCGATATGCCTTTCGGTGATCCCGAGCTTGGCGGATGCGTGGACCTGTACCACTGCCGCCCGACAGCGGAGACACCCCATGGCGAGATCGCCGAGGCCTCATACGTGCGGGTGCAGGGATACGGGTCGACCTACTGCATAGCAGAGAAGGGCGAGAACTCGACCTCTGACCGGATGGCAGTCCAGAAGCATTATCGCGGAGAGAACGTCGAGCCGTACCTGACATCGGCCAAGCGCTTCGCTTCTTCCGAGCACCCTGCTTTCGCCCTGCCCGGTCAGGAACTTCCTGACATGCCAGTCATCAGCGATCAGCCGACAGTGGTTCCAGTCGCCCGCTTTGGCACGCCGCGCGAGGTCACGACGGAAGAGATGATCATCCGGCGGCTCGACCAGATCGCCACCGGCAACCATCTGATCGCTACACAGGTAGAAGCTGGTCTCGGCACGCTCTGGAACCGCGTTTACCAGCAGGGGCAGGAAGCGTCGAAGCAGATCTACGACACAGGGCAATCGGTCAAGGCTCTTGAGAGGGCAATACCAGAGCAGGCTCAAAAGCCTGCGGAGCCGCTGCGCCGCAGGCTATTCAGCAGAGGCTGATGCAGGTCACGCCGCCGTTCGTCCGGTCTCAATCCAGAGATCGTTGTCGACATCGCAGCGGAAATGAATCCAACTCCCGGCGGCGGCTACGAAATTCGCAGCCCCGTTAAGACGGAGATTGCCGCCACCGGAATGCTGAACCGTCAGGCCGCTGTCTAAACGCAGGCTCACAGTTCGGTCGCGGTGCATACTCTGCACGGCGATGTTGCCCACGGTTGTCGTGCCCGAAATATGGAACATTTCACAGCCTAGCGGAAGAACGACGGTCGTTGCGGATGCCACAGTCGGCATCCGCAAGCCGACATCCATGAGGCCGACTGTCACCTCGTCCCGCATTGCAGCAGCCATCTGCACGCCTGTTGCGACATTGCGAAGCCGACCGCCGCCGATTTGAACGTCAGTGCCAGCACGAACGTCAATGCCAGCCGTACCATCGGAGGCGAAATCGTTCTTCCGGCATACGAAATTGTCTACGATGATCCCGTTCGGCCCGGTGCCACCGTTGCCGATGATCATGTAGTAGTGATTGTTCCCATCGGCGTTAATATTGATGTCAATGGCGGAGCAGTCCGTGAACATGATGTCCTCACCGCCCTCAACCAGAATGCCATTGCCGACCAACTGACGGAAGTCGTAGCTGTCAAACTTGACGTTGTTTGGCGCCGTCCCGCTGATATAGACGCAAGCGTTGGACCCGTTGAGAGCCTGCCCGCCCGAGAAGTGCAGCGTGTTCAGGTTGCTCGCTTGGCTGGATACGATCGACACGGCGTAGGACGCGCCGCCGTTGATGGCTTCCCAGGTATCGCCGTTCGAGAAGAAGTTGTATCCGTCCTGGCCATTCGACGTGATTGACAGACAAGCCTGCTCACATCCCCAGACGTGGTTTGCCGTCATGTGGACCTGATCGAAGCCATCCAGAACAAACCCATTCTGGATGCCGACGCCGCCGCCGCGGTTGTCGGTGACATGGTAGGTGTGGCAGAGGCCCGTAGTAACTGCCGGATCCGTGTCCGCGACGCCCTGGAGGTACAGCAGGAAGCTGCCCGCTATTGCAGGCGTGCTGTTCGACGCGATGAACGAGTTCCCGCGGATGGCATGGACCATCGGCCCTTCGCAGGAAAAGCAGTGGATCGCCCGGTAGATATTGTCGAAATGGTTGTCGGCGATGATGTGTTGCTGGACGTAGGACAGCTTGAGGATTGTCCCGGCTGCCGGCTGGCTGTTGCTGTTGTCGCCACTCAGGCGAAGACCGGTCATCTCGAAGCCGTAAGAGGCTTTCGATCCGTCGATATTGCCGACCACGTCGAACATCGTGATCGAGCCGTTACCGTAGATGCGTGACAGCCAATACCCGCGCCCGCGCAGCTTGCAGGCACGGAAGTCGATTGTAGCGGATGACGACAGGCCATAGTCACCCTGTTCGAACTGGAGGATGCCACCAGTCGAACCGGATATTGCCCGCTGCTTGAGGAAGGCCAAGGCAGCCAGAATGCCCGTGGTGCAATCACCGACCGGATTGGCGCCCCACCATTCGGCCCACGCAGAGCCGTCCGGGAGGCGTGGCGACCCGGTGATGGTTCCGCCCAGACTTGTGTCAAAGATCTGCGTCGCCCTGGAGATGATTTCTGACGTGATGAGAATGGATATGCCGCTCGCGGGCTTCAGCTTACCTCCTGCAAACTTGACCGGCACCGTGAGTGTCAGCGCCGAACTGATTAGGAAAGTGCCCGGTTCGATCAGAAGACCGGCACCGGCCGCCGCGGCCGCTGCATTGGCATTGAACAAGGCCGTACGGTCGTCCGTTGACCCATCGCCCGTCGCGCTGAAGGCGTAGACCGAGAAGTATGGGGCGTGATCGTCGATGCCTGTATGATTGGCGCGGTCAAATGCATCGGTTCCGATCCCTTGCGGATCGTAGGCGCTGGACAGCATGTCGCCGGAGCCCGAGGCAGTGGCCGACCACGCCACGTCGTAGTTTGTGGAGCTGGACTTGACCAGAACCTGCCCGGCATTGCCGGCAATCGGGAGTGCTGCCGCGGCGGGCGCATAGTCACTTGATGCCGTTGCCGCTGCCGTCCCGAGCGTCGGCGTTCCGCTGAGGTCCGAATAGGCCCCGGTGGTCGCGACAGTGGCGAGATCGCCCGGCTGGACCGCAGAATTCGCCAGCGCACCTTGGGCCACGGAGGCGTAGAGCGTTGCACCAATGGCAGCGATCGCCTGCTTGGTCGTCAGCGGATTCATGGCGACAGTCGCCGAAGTGCCCGCCTCGGCCTCGATCTGCGACGCGAATGGGCGCCCCGCTGCGGCGATGGCGGACAGCGTAGCCTTGCGGGTAGTGGTGCCGTCGATCGCCACCACGTCGGTCGCGGACGGGGTTGCGTCGTTGGTAAGCGCAGTGATGCGGATATTCGCCATGACGATCAGACCTTGATGATTTTGTTGAGGGCCATCGTCGGCTGCACGTTGCTGTGCGCCGCTCCGCTACCGCCGGAGGGGATGGTGATGCCGGAGACGACAGCGCCGCTGGTCGCCACGTCTGCTTGCCCAGCCCAAAGGCCGGTGACGCCCGAGCCGGATTGCGCAGAGGTCAGGCCGGAAAAGCGCAGGTATGTGTGGGTGTGGCTCGACGCCGAACCGCCGGACAGCGTGTAGCTGGGCAACTGCGCCTGGCTGATTGCCACCGTTTCGACGCCACCGACGCCGCCGTAGGTGCCGGCGCCAGTCATTGTCGCGGCCGATAGACGCCCCGCCGCCGTGCCCCCCATACTATCGGCGCCAGCCAGCACCCGACCGCGAAGATCCGGCAGGTTGAAAGTTGTCGACCCGTCACCCGAGCCAAAGCGGGTGCCGATGACCGAGAACAGAGTTGGATAGGCGGAGCGCGAGACAGCTTGGCCGTAGCAGAGAAGCCACCCATCGGGGGCTGCCGGTGCCGCATAGTCCCAGATCGTGCCGACCGGGATCAGGGCGTCGAGCTGGCCCTTGGTGACGGCGTCGGTTGCGAGCGTCCCGGCAGCCATGCCCGTGATCTTGAAGCCGCCCATCGGGAAGTCGGCGAGCATCTGCGATGTGCCATTGCGCGCGAACGACCCGGTGATGGCGGACGCCAGATCCTCCAGCGGCGGGTTGTGCTGGCTGGCAAGCACCTTCTGGCCCGTTACCGCCCGATAGCCGGACGGAAGCGTGTAGGCGCCATTCGAGTCGCGTGGCATATCGCCTCCATAGAAAAAGGCGCCTCACGAGGAAGCGCCTTGCTGGACTGTCGGGATTGTGGAAGAGTGCTCGGCTATGCGAGCAATCCTGTATGTCGTCTATTTCGCCGCCTGGGGCTGCATGGGGTGGGTGTTCTACCTTGGCAGCGTCGAATTAGTCGCGAGTCAGGGGCCGCTAACGGTCATCGGAGTGGCCGTTGGTGTCATTGCCGCGGGCGCATCGCTTGGGTTCCTGTTTGATAAGCGGGTAGCCCGAGAGCGAGCGATCCTCCACGAGATAGAGCGCGCGCAATCTCCTCATTTCGAGCGGATCGACCACCGATATACTGAAGGTCTGAAAGCACGCGCTGTGCATCGGCTCCGCGACGGGTCGTGAGCGCCTGCACGATCTCCTGATAGGTCTTGTCGGCCATCGCCGTCTTGGCCTCTGGCGTGCGGCCTGACAGCGCCTGAGCGATGCGCTGAGTGGCACCGATGGGCTTGCCTTCGAGAAGCGCGCCGACAGCGCCACCATCCTGCTGTGCAGTGATCGTGTCGTCCATCGAGAGACGGGCGAACGTCTTGGAGTTCTGCTGCACGCCAGCCCGAAGATCCAGCGCCATGGTCGCGCGGTCGAGGTCGGCAAAGAGCGTCTTCGCCTTCTCTGCACCGATCGCGGCCTCGATCTTCTCCCGGCTGGCACGGCTGGAGAAGTCCTTGATGGCCTTGACGGCTTCGCGCGCATCCATGTTGCCGTCTGTGACGGCGCGGGACACGTTCGCCATCTTCTCTTCGATGTCGTAGCGCAGGCCCTGCGCCAGCGCCGCGCGCTCTGCCTCTGACGCATCCGCCACCGCGTCGAGAACCTGTTCGCGCGTGGTGTTCGGGCGGAGGATCTTGCGGCCCAGGTCGAGCGCCTGATCCTCTGCGATCTTGTCGCCGCCGAGCTTGACTGCTGCGGCGTACTCAGGAACCGCGTCGCTGGTGGCATTCTTGACATCGCGGGCAAGCATCTTGGCCCGCGCACCGGCTGCGGTCGGGCGGCCGAACTGGTCTACCTCGTTCGCACCGATCTCGCCGAGCGCCTTCTTGATCTCGTCGAGCTGCTGGACGTTCGGCATCTCACGGAAAACCACCGTGCCGTCGTCGGCGATGTCGGCGAGGATCTGCTTGTTCGTCGTGCCGGCGACCTGCATTGCCTCGTTGGCGGTGTCGACGGCCTGCTTCATGATGCGGCTGGGAACGCGCTTCAGAGTGGCCTCGATGTTCCGCCCAGCATCCGATGCGTAGTCGATCGGCAGGTTGTAGGCGCGGTCGTAGGCCTCACGAAGCGCGGGGCGGGCGTTCGCCGCAATGCCGCGTGCGGATGCACCGATACCCTGCGGGGCGCCGAGGGTGGCGTCCATCGTGTCCCTGATGGCAACGCCTGCTCCAGACGCCCGCTGTTCGATTGCCCGCTGCGCCTGCACCCCTGCCGGGCCACTGCGCTGGATGGCTGTGTCGAGAAGGGTGCGCGCGTTCGGTCCTGCGTCGGCGAGCATACCATCCGGGCCGGCGCGCGCGATATTGGCCGCGCCAGAGCCGCCGAACGAGCCATCCGCATCAAGGCCGCGGGAGAGGATGGACGCGGACGGCTTCGAAAGCCCGACCTCGGCGGCGCGGCGACTGGACGTGAGGGCGTCGGCGATCTTGTTGATGACCGGCTTTGCGCCCGCTGCGATTGCAGGCATGGCGATACCGGCGCCGGCCCCCATCACAGCGCCGAGTTTGCCGCGCGACTGCGCATTCTCCACGCGGCTTTCGCTGTCAGTGCCGCTGCCATAGCCCGAGACTGCGCCCTCGACGCCGCCGCCAATCATGCCGGTTGCGCCGCCCGCGAGAACCTGCCCGCCGAGCGATGCCGGGACCATGCCCGCGGCCAACGGAGCGGCTGCGGCTGCCATCGGGACTGTCCCGGCGATGCCGCCAGCGGTGCGCAGCGCCATGGACGTGCCGGGGTTGTCCTGCTCGAACGTCGACTGGTCCGCACGCATCCTGTCGCGCGCTTCGGGTCCATTAATGGCACCGATGGCCTCGTCCGCATATTCGCCAACAAACGGAAGCCCGCCGATGAACTGGCCGGCCACGTCACCCACAGTGCCCGTCGCGCCGCTCTGTGTGCGACGGATGCGGGCCATATCCTGATCGGGCGTCGGAGTGCCCGCGGGAAGCTCTGGCCGAATGCCGGCCTCTGCATTGGCCCGGCCTCGCGCCAGCCCCTGCATCTGCGCACTGTCGAGCTTCGGCTGGGCCGCGCTGCCGTAGTGGCCCTGCATTGCGCTGGAAATCACATCGCCGGGCGTTCCTGCCGGGAACGAGAATGTCGATCCATCTGGCCCGGTGATTCGGATTTCCGCCATTACATCGGCTCCACCTGGTTCGTCTCAGGGTTCCAGCGATAGTTGCCGGGTTCCGGTGCGGCCTGTGGCTGACCAGAGCCGCCACCCTGCCCTCGCAACTGAGCCAGCGGGTTCGGCAGGCTACGGATCGCTTCACGCGCCTGTGCGGGCGTCATCGCGCGGTCTGCGACGGCGTCGGCGATCTGGCCCATCTCGATCTGGTACTGCGTGATGCCCCGCATGGTGTCGAGGATCTGCTTGTTGCCGCCCGGCTGGTTGACGAGACGCGGCAGCGACTGCTTGAACAAGGCAAGATCGGCGTCGGACATCGGGCCGGAGCCCGGCTGACGCTGCTGCGGGACAAGCTCGTTGATGAGCGCCTGCGCCGCCTGGATATCGCTGAGGCCCTCGGTGTTGATGCCGTATTCGCCAGCGGCCTGCTTCAGCACTGCGGCGGCCCCCTGTGGCGCACTGTTCAGCAAGCCTTCGAGCCGGTCGATCTGGGCCAGCTTCGACTGTCCCGTCACGCCAGCTTCCGAGAGGCCGCTGAAGATCTTGGCATTGCCTGCATCGAGCGTCTCGTAGAACTTGTTGCCCTCGCCGACGTTGATATTGGTCTCTGCCTTTCCGGCCGCTCGCAGTTCCATCTGCTGCGACAGCGCTTCCGGCGACAGCGTGTCCGGCTTGGTCGGCGCCGTATACACCGGCTGCCGAGTCTTCGGATCGAACACCGTCGTTCCCGCCGGCACGTTGGTCAGCTTCTGCTCTTCGCGGTCCAGCTTCTCGCGGTCGAACTCCAGACGCGCTGCGTCCGCCGGGTCCATGCGCGGGTTCTGCAACAGCTCGGTCTCGATCTGGAGCTTGCGCATCTGCACCTGCTCCAGCGGAGACATGGGCTGATTGGCCGACATCTGCTGCTTGAGAAGCGCGCCGAGAACCTGCCGCTGGCCGTCCGACATATACGGGTCGGACAGTGCCTGGATGAGACGCGGGTCCGGTCCACCGCCACCCTGCTGCGGCATGGCCTGTGCGACGCGCTGGACGGGCCGCGGCTGTGCGGTGGGCTCACGCATACCCTGCCAAGCGTCCTGCTGCTGTGCGGCCTGCTGTGGCATCGCCTGAGCCACCAGCGCGCGTGGGTCTTGTGCCTGTGCTGCTGGCATGAAGGACGGATCGGCGGATGCGACCTGCTGAGGCTGCGCCATGGCATTGACCGCTTCGGTTGCCCCGCCCTGCCCTGCGCCGCCGAACAGCGCCATGGCCTTCGCACGATGGCCGGCCATCTGCTGTTCGACCTTGTCGCGGACGCTTCCGGGTGCGCCGCCATTGTTCGCATCGCTGCGGTCATATCGGCCGACGCCGCCGGCATTGATGGCGCTGTACACGTCGAGGAGACCCATGCCGGGCTTGACGCCCGTATCGCGAAGATAGTTCGCTACGGCACCGTTTGCGCCAAGCTGAGAGCCCACCGGGTCATCCCAATTGACGCCGTACTTCTGCGCCTGCGGCTCGCCGAACTGGATCAGGCCGCGGTGCTGGCCCCACTGCGTCGTCGGGCCTTTCTTGGTCGGATCGAACGTGCCGCCGGTCTCGTAGGAGATGGCCGTTGCAAGGTCGACGGGGTCGATGCCAAGGGCTGACGCCGTTTCCTCGATGCCGCCCCGCAGGCCCTGAGCACTGGCCGGGAGCGTATCGAAGCCGGAACCCGCTGTCTGTGCCGAGGGCGCAATGGTTGCAGCCGGCTGCTCTGCCCCACCAGAGGCGCCGCCACCCATGCCGCCCATGATGCTGCCGAACAGGCTGGACGCTTTCTCCTTGCCGCTCGCCTCGGCCTTGTTCAGGCGCGAGTTCTCGAAGCGGTAGGCCAGCGCGTTGCCGACAGCCGCCAGCCCCTCGCCGACGTTCTGCGGCGCGGACAGGCTGCGCCCGGCAATGGCCTCGGCGATCTTCCGGCGACGCTGCAAATCCTCGTAGGAGATATTCGTATCCCCGCCGAAGATGAAGGACGGAACTGCCATTTACGCCGCTCCCAGACCGAAGACCTTGCCGTAATCGACCGCCTTGTGACCATCGGCCATCGTCAGGACGGCGTCGGGCTGCTTCTTCTCGATGTCCTGCGCCATCACGCCGAGGCGCATCGGGCCGCCGGCCTTGTAGCGGTAGCGGTAGACCTTCTCGCCATCGACCTCGCCGACCTTCTTGATGTCGGTCTTGAGGCGTCGATCGGATGCCATGATGAGCGAGCTGCCCAGGCCGAACATGCCGCCCAGGAGCGACTGCCGCTGCGCGTTCTTCTGCTGGTAGGCGCCCATCTCATTCTGGAAGCCCTGCTGGATCAGCCCGGCGTTGTCGGTCGTCGGGATCTGCGGCATCTGCGCATTGACGAAGCTCGGCTGAGACACCTGCGAACCGGACAGGAGCGCAGAGATTTCGTTGATCGGCTGATTGCGTTCCGTCAGCGCTTCCTGCGTTGCCTGCCCGCGCCCCGTCAGGAGAAGCTGGTTGTAGGCGTCGTTCTTCGACTGGCCGAAGTTGTTGTAGGCCGCGTCATAGGCCGCCGAGCCCTCTTGGATGCCCTGATTGGCAAGGCGGGTCCGCAGGGCCTCATCCTCGCGCGCAAACCGCGGATCGAGCCGCTTGGAGCCCAACTCGAACAGTCGCGCCTCGGTCGCCTCGTTGTTGAGATCGACGGGCTTGCTCAGATAGTCGTTGAGGAACGCGGACTGGTTGTTGCCAATGGACGCGAGGTTGAACTGCGCCTGCTGGTTCTGGTCGTTCGTCGCCTGCTGCTGCGGCGATAGCGTCTGCGTGGCCGTGAACTTAGGGATGTCGTAGGACTGGCCGGTATAGGGGTCGGTGTATTTGTAGGTGCCGGTCTGGTCGTAGTTCAGGGTGCCATCGGGCGTGACCTGATCGACGTTGCCCATGAAGGCGTTCGAGATCGCCGTGCCGATATTCGTCCCGGTCTGCGCCGCACTGGTCTCGCGCGGATCGGGGGCCTTCGGGGCCTTTGGCTTGGACATTATGCGGCCCTTTCGAGCGTGGCGATATTGCGGAGGTTCTTCGGGTGCGCGGCCCACTGGTCATCGGTGAAGGTGAAGACGATACCGTCTTCGTCGCGCCCCTTCATGCGGGGGATCAGGTGCTCGCTATATCCCCATCGGCGAAGGATGGCGTTCAGGTGCTCGTTCTTCACCGAGTTGCGCTGGACGATCATCTGGCATCCGCAGGTCAGGAACGGATAATCGAACATCACCTGATAGATATGCCGGGTGAACCAGCGAGGCGTTGTCGAGGCGCCGGAGATTTCGATGATGCCGGCTTCCGGTTCCCAGTTGTGATAGACGAGGCCCGCCACGAGCTGGCCGTCTTTGTCGATGACGCCGATCGACTGGTTCTCGCCAAATCCCCGTTCGAGCCCCGGAATGAGATCCGCAACGAAACGGGAGACCGTCGCGCTATGCCCGAACAGCGGTGTCATGTGACGATATCCGCCGTGGAGAAGGTGACATCGACGCGGACGATCTCGGCATCCAGCGGGACGTTGGCGCCGCTCGTCACCTGCACAGCCGGCGCCAGGGTGTAGCCGGACCCGCCGACCGACCGCCAGGATTCCTGCGTGGTCGGTGTGGTGGTCTCGCCCCAGACGCTCTCGCCCCATGTCGCATCGCCCCATGTCGAAGACGAGAGCACCAGCGTGGCATCCGGCGGCGTCGGCAGTTGCGTCTGATAATCGAACTGCACCGACACCTGATCGCGAACCGGGATGGATGAGCGAATGGTGGCGCGGGCAAGATCGGCGATCTTGAGCGACCCCGGCGATTTCAGATCGTCGAAGAGCGGCAGATAGCGGGCGGTATAGGCCGCACCCTCGTCAAGGCCGGTGATGTTGGCCTCGACCACGCGGCCATCCTGCGAGCCGAAGAACATGCGCTCCTTGAAGACCTCAAGGCAGGTCGCATCCCATCCCGTGTATTTTGCCCATGCGCCGGTTCGGGAATTGGCGACGTAGACCTCTGCGGATGTCTCGGCGACGGTTGGCGGGGCGACCACGACCATCTGGTTCGTCGGCCACACCTCGCACTTCCACTCAGCGCCCGAGCGACGTGCGACAGCGTCATTCCATGCCGTTTCGATCGGGAAGGATACGGCAGCCGGGGAGAGCGCCGCATAGTCGCGCTGGATGGCCTGTGAGAGCGGAACGAAGCCCACGTCGGTCGCAATGACCAGATCGCCGCCGGCTCGAATGTGCGCGCTCTTTCCGAGCGGGCGACCAACGCGATAGACGCCGACAATCTGCCAGTTCGCCGCGTCGGTCGGGTCGTCGCCATTGTAAACGGCGACCTCGCCCTCTGTCGTGACCATGATGCACTTCGCGGCCAGACCATCGCCGGCCTCGATCGACCACGATGCGCCGAACAGAAGCGAGCCGCCGCGATTGAACACCGCACCCATCGGGAATACGGCGGCCTCGCCACCGATGGAATCCACCGGCAGGTAATAGGCGTCGAGGCTTTCGGCCTTGATGAACCACAGGCGGTTCTTGTGCGACCAGACGTAGGATAACTCGTCCGCCGTCGTCGTGTCGCCGACCGCGAATGTGATGGCCGGCGTGGTGTCGAAAGTCGTGCCGTCATAGACGAAAGGCGTGTCGGCGCCATTGACGCCCCGCAGGAACACCCCGCCGCCGTTGGAGAACTGCGTCACGATCCATTCGCCGCCCGACAACCCCGTCATGACCTCAAGGCCAACCGTCGAGCTTTCGCCGAAATTGTCGCCGCCATCCGTGACGAGAAGATCGTCCTCGTCCGTCGCGAGCGCGTAGTTGAACGGCGTGAGGATGACGCTGATGTCGTAGATCGCGCTGGCCGTGCTGGAGAACAGCGTCTCGACCGCGCCGTTCTTGTAGGAGAAGATCGACGTGACCGGCAGGGACTCATCGCCAAGCGTGGCATAGAGCCCGCTGCCGCGGCGCATGATGGCGCCTGTCGCGGTCGGAAACCAGTTCTCCAGCACCGCCGCGCCCGGGGGCGCCTGATTGGCGTTCGGCTGGGCCAGATTGCGGTTGGCCGTCCAGCCGCCGATGGGCGCGGGGAACGAGAACAGACGTGACGTGCGCGGCTTTGGCCGATTGACCGGCGTCCTCATTGGCCGAGAACCCCAGGATAGGCGACGCTGACACCAGCCGGAATGCGCGGGGCACCTTCGGCGATGATCTGCGAGCCCTTGTCGGACGCGATCTCCTGCGACAGCGCCAACTCATAGTTCCGCATGTCCTCGGCGTATTCGAGGCCCTTCCATGCACGCCAGCGCCAGATGACGCCCAACGTCAGGACGCGCTCGTTGAGCCGGAACGTGTCGGTGTCGCTGGTGAATTCCTCCTTGGCCGCGCCGGCTTCGGAGAGCACCACATTCTTGCTCTGGTAGTAGAACTGGACGTTCGTCCCGGTCGGAACGGTCGGCCATATCTGCATCTGACCACCGAGCAAGATCCACCAGCCGGGCGCGCCGGACGTGGAGAACTGCTGGAGGTCGTACCATTCGTTGAGCGTCTTGGCGGGGCTGTAGAACATGCCGGGCCAAGAGGTCGACCACACACGAATGGCGCGCGGCAGCCGGTCGAAGTCGGTCGGCAGGTCGAAGGCCACGCCATCGTAGCCAATGAGCGTGCCGAGCGTCGTCAGCGCACGCCAGTCATGCCCGCCGACGATGTCCTTCACCACGTCGTTCGCGAGGGTCGTCAGTTCGACCTCGATCCCGTCCGTTGCGGAGAAGAACGTCGTCGGCTTCTGCCCGACAAGGCGGACAGTGGCAGACTGGAGTGCGCTGAGCAGGGTCATCAGGCGGCCTCGTCAGGCTTCTTGGCGAGCTTGGCGTTGATTTCGTCCGCCATGCCGACCAGCGTGTCCTTGTTCGGATTGCCGCGCGGGCGCTCGCCGGTCGCTTCCTCGATCCAGTTCTTGATGTCGTCCTTCTCCATGTCGTCGAAGGGCGATGCCGCGCGCTCGTCGGCCTTCTTGTCCTTGGCCTGCGAAGCGTTCTTGGCGTCCTGCTTCATCTCCTCGACGAGCTGGCGCAGCTTCTCGTTCTCGCTGGCAAGGCGGGTCGTGTCGGCCGACGCCGCGGCGTTGTCGAGATAGGCTTGGGCCATGTTCTTCAGCTCGCGCCCGCCCATGCCGAGGTTCTTCAGCGGCTGGCCGTCGAGCGAGGCGAGGGTTTCGGCGGTGTGGATGTTCAGCGCCTTCAGTTCGAGGCGCTTGCCCTGCGTCAGGAACGGCAGCTCCTCGACGGGCGTGCCGGTCTGCGACTGCGAGCTGTTGGCCTTGAACCGCTTGTACTGCTCGTTGAAGCGCATGGCGTAGGTAACGGGTTCGCGCATGCCATTCGGCTGGTCGACCCACTTCCAGACCGCGTGCGCGGGGAAGACGCCTGTCGTCTGCTTGTTGGCGGCGAGCTTGATCTCGACGATCTCCAGATCCGTGTAGATCGGACGGCCTTCCTTGGCGGTGGCTGTCTTGTCGATCTTGGAGTGGACCTTGAAAATCGGCACTACGAGGTTTTCGGGTTCGGCCATCGGCTCGGTTCCTTGTCTGAGAAGGGCGCAAAGAAAAAGGCGGCCCGGAAGCCGCCCCTCATGTCATGCCTGCGGGATTAGATGGCTGTTCGCTTCAGCCATGCGTATTCCCCGGAGGGAACACCCCCGGTAATCGTCGGCGAGGTCCATGCCCCCGCGCCAGTGGCGAAGGTCATCGCCGGCTCGGTCAGGATGACGACAGCGCCGGAGGCGACCGCCGCAGAGGAAACCGCGAACACGTAGTCGTGGCCGTCATCTGCCTTGACGACAGTGCCGATAGCCGGCGTCGCCGTGGCCGAATTGGCGTCGTAGTAGGGCTTGGGACCGACATAGGTGAGGTCGATGCCAAGCGAGGGGGTGATATGCTTGACCATTGGTCATTCTCCATGATGGGGACGAAGGGATGGAAGAGCGGGCCGGAGCCCGCCCCTGTTAGGTCGCCGGGTCGCTGTCGTAGAAGCGCCAGGTGAAGAGCGGATTGACCATGGTCAGCTCGCCCATGAAGCCGATGTACTGGACGACTGCGTCCTGATTGATCGGCTTCATCCCCTCGCCTTCGAACAGCTTGGAGAAGTTGCGGCTCGGGTTGTACCGCATCCGCAAGCTGCTGGTGTCGAGGCCGTAGGTCGTGTTCGCCGGCATGGACGAACCGATGCCGCCGGCCTGGACGATGTCCGCGGTGCGCCCGGCGCCGTAGTACTTCAGCGACTGGAAGCCCAGCTTGCCCATCGAGTTTTCATCGTTGATGCGCTGGATCGCCACGGTGGCGGCGTCGTAGGCGGCGTAATGCTCCGGCGACATGAGCAGGAGATCGGCACCGCTGCGATTGCGGGACCGCTGCGTCATGATCTGGTTGAGCATCGGGCGGATGGTGGTCGAACTGACCTGCGTGCCGATGGCCGGGAAGTCCGTATCGGCGTCGAAGGTCGAGGTGCGCCAGATGCTGTTGTCGGCACGCGAGATGCCGCCGTAGGTGCCGGCGTCTTCGACGATCGGAACCGCCAGCGCGAGGCCGCCGAGTTCCTTGCCACCGAAGCCGGTGCCATCGGAGTGGATCGCTTCCTCCATGGTGTCCATCAGCGAACGCTCGGCGGCGTCGATGTAGGACTCCATGACATCCATGATCTGGTTGGTGCCCTGGTTGTTCAGGATCTCCTCGTAGGAGAGCGTGATGGGCGTCGCCACCATCTTCGGCGTGAAGTAGGCGTCGTTGAACAGCTCGATGGGAGCGTTCGCCAGGAGATCATATCCGGCGTACCACTGGCCGTCCGGCTTGGCGATCTGGAGCGTCTCGCGGATGCGCGGGCCGGAATATTCCTTCCAGAGGCCCTTGCGCTTCAGAATGGCGAGAAGCGGGTTGGAGTTCGAAACGAGGTCCTGATAGCCGCTGGAGCGATCCTCCAGAGCCATCGACAGCACCTGCTGGTAGTGCGTGATCGGGTTGATGGGCATTGTGACTCTTTCCTAAGAGAAGTCAGCTCGCCTGCGCCGCAGCGCGTTTCAGAGCTTCCTTGATGGATGACGACGGCTGCGCGTTCGGTCGGGATGCCCCGTTCGAAGGTGCGCCGCTGACTGACTTTGATCCCTTGAGGGTATGAGCCTCGGGCGTCGGTTCGGGCTGGGTCTGAGCCAGTGCCGGTTGTGGGGCAGGAGCCGGGTTGAGCCGTTCGGCCAACTCGTAGGCTTCCTGCAAATCCTGTGTGCGACCGCTGTTCAGGAAGAACGCGATGTCTTCCGCCAGTTCGTCGAAGCGCGGCTTGTCCGCGGCGAAACGCTCGATCTGTTGCAGCGTCTCTTTTTCCTGAGATGTCTGCATTGAGGTCGTCACGCCGCCGAGCTGCTGTTTCAGGCCCGCGATTTCCTGACGCAGTTCGCGAAGCGTCGTTTCCTGCTGGACCGCGCCCTGTTCCGGCGTCTGGCCCATCAGTTGCGCGGCGAACTCGCGCGGGTTGATGCCGGCGTAGTCGAAGACCTGCTGGAGCCCCGCGAACTTCTCGTTCTGGTCGTGGCTGCCCAGCATCTTCTCAAGGCCGGTATAGCGGTCGAGCGCGTCCTTGACGGACGTGCCGTGCTGCTTGGCGAGATCCGCATAGGGCTTGATGGGCTCGTATTCCGCCCGGTACTTCTCGATCCCGCCTTCCAGCTCGCGCATGGCGCGGTGGACTTCGGCCTTGACCGGATCGGGCGCCGTCTCCCATGCAGCCTTGGCATCCTCGGAGAACCGCTTGGGTGGGTCACGGAAAGGAGAGGCCTGCTTGTCGGGTGCGTCGGTCGCCTTCGCCGTCTCGGTCGCGTCCTTGGGCTTCTCCTGCCCCTCGGCGGACTCTTTGGCCGCGAACTTCCCGGTCTCGTCGCGCTGCCGGGCTTCGGTCTCGACCGGCTTGGCCTTGTCCTTCGCCTCGGGCTTGTCGGTCTCCGGCTTTTCGGCCTTCTCGCGCAGGTCGGCCTCGGCCTTCTTCAGCGCATCGGAGACAGACCGCTTCGGCGCGGGCTCCTTGTCCTGGCCCTTCTCGTCGGCCTTCGGTTCGGGCTTGGCTTCCGGCTCCTTGACAGGAAGCTCGGCCTCGACCGGGTTGGGCGTCTGAACCGGCGTCTGTTCAACAGGCGCGTTCGAGGGCTCGGCGGCGGCGGGTGCCGCGTCGATGGTGTCGGACATATGAAGCTCCGTCTGAGGGATTGCTTACGAGACTTGCGCTACAGCCTTCTGAAGCGATTGGCGGATGCCCTGCCGGTCGGGCGCGGGCTTTGCCGCGGGCCGGCTGCGGGCCGGGTCGTTGCCGACCTCGACCATGCCGGCGGCGCGGTAGGTCTCCCGCAGCCGGCTCTTGCTGTCGTACATGCGGCCATCCAGCATCGACTGGACCGGCTCCATGCAGTCGCTGGCGATCATCGGTGCGGGAATGGACGAGCGGGCTGGGGTTGGCCGCTGGTATTCGTCAGCGGGCACGACGCGCTCTTGGCGCGCATCCCAGATGAAGCGTTCGCCCATCAGGCGGCCTCGTCTGCAATCGGCTGCTGCTTCGGATTGAGCCGATACCCATCACAGCGCTGATACCGCATGGCCCCGTCATTCGGTCTGGTGCCGGTGCATATCCATTCGTGGCTGTAAAACGAGCCATGATCATCCGCGAACAGGCGCCCGACCCGGCGAGTTGCAGGAGCGAAGCCATCACGGAAAACGATGGTGCCAATGGCGCAGTTGGTGTTCATTCCGCTGCCTCCGACTGCTTGGCCTGCCGTTCCTTCAGCGCCGCACCGCGCTCGTTGAGATCGGCCTGCTGTTCAGCGCTCTCTGCCTGGATCTCGGCTGCCTGCGCCTGAGCGCCGGTCTGCACCTGCAAGCGCTGGATCTCGACGCGGAGCTTTTCGATCTCCAGCGCGCCCTTCTCCATGTCCTGCATGTGCTTCTGCTGGCCGGCTTCCATGGTCGCGGTCATCTGCTGGAGCTTCGCCGCGGTCTCCGCCTGCTTGGCTTCGGCATCCACGCTCTTCATCTGCATGTCGGCCTGCATCTTCTGCATGTCGGCCTCGGCCTTGGTCTGAGCTTCCTGCTGGCGCATCTGGAGTTCGGCCTGCTTGGCTTCCATCTCCATCTTCAGGCGCTGCTGCTCGGTCGCCATCTCGGCCTGTGCCGCTGCCGCCGCAGGGTCTTCCTGCTGCTGGCCGCCAGCGTTCTTCATGGTCTCCACGAAATCGTCGATCGCACCATCAAGCTCACGGCCAGCACGGAACGGCGCAACGGAGAACTTCAGCACCTCGCCGGCAAATGGCGCCATGGCCGGGTTCTGCTGAACTGCCGGACCCATCTGAGCCAGAAGCCCGGTGAGAACCTGCGTGAACTCGGTGCGCCGCTGCTTCTCGGCGTCCTCGTTCGGCTGGATGGTAGAGTCCGTCTCGATGTCGAGGACGAACGGACGCAGCCGCTGCTCGCGAAGGAGCGCCATCACCTTCTCGATGGTCGGCGTCTCGGCGAGTTCCTGCACCTGCTTCTGGATGGCCTGCAAGCGCCCCTGCGCCTGCTGCATGATCTCCTGCGCCTTCTCCGGGTTCTGCTGAACCATCTGCTGGATTTCGGGGTCGGACTGCGCCTGCTGTAGCTGCGCCTCGATGCCCTGGCCCTCTTGCGTCAGGCCGGCGATCTGCTTCTTGATGTCCGCGTCGTTGGCAATATCCGACTGCGTCATCTCCAGCAGCGTCTTCTTGGAGAAGTTCTCGGCGATGATCTCCGCTGCGATGCGGCAGACATCACGCGCAACGCGGATCAGCTCGTTCTGCTTGTCGCGAATGCGCACGGAGCCGTACTGGCTCTTGAGTTCCTGCGCTCCCAGCGTCTCGTTGGCGTCGGTCGAGCCGCGCATGATGTCTGACAGGCCGGTGATCTGGTACACGTCGTCGATCAACTGCTTGCGAAGCTCGATGAGCTGGGCAATCGTCGAAACGATCATGTCGATTGGCAGCCAGACGATGGTGTCCTTGGCCGAGCCACCGCCGAACGCTGCGAAATTGGAGATCGGCACCAGAATACGCCGGTTGTCGGTGTTGTGGATGGCCGCCTCGATGGCGTCGCCGATCTCGCCAGCACCAGCCGGATAGAAGCCCTTGACTTTGACACCCTCGGCCAGTGCCGAAATGCGGGCCGTCAGCTCGTTCACCTCTTCCAACTGGTCCTTGTAGAAGACCATGTCGGGGACGGGAATGAGCGAGCCACGCTGCACGGTGGCATAGGCAGGACGCGGGCACGGGTAGAAGCCTTCGAGCGACAGATGCGGCGCGCCCTCGTCGAGGACGATGTCGATGCCCTCGGTGACCCAGACGACCTTGTCCTCGTCCTTCGACCAGATCTCCCACACCGCGACCTTCTGGCGGTCATCGGCAGCACCGCGCTCTTTGGCGTCAGTCTGGACCTCGTAGGCAGCTTCCTTCAGTTTATCCTTGGGCACGTCCTTGAAGCGATCTTCCATTGCCTCATGGTCGAGCCATGCACGACGGGCAACCCAGCCCACTTCCTTCCACTTGCGCGCTGGCTCATGCAGGAAGTCGCGGCGATCGACATGCTCGATGCATACGCGCTCGCCCTTCTTGGTCTCATAGCGCACCCAGGGCACGCCACGGGCTGCGATGTTCACGTCATCGCGGACCATCCGCATGACCTGGTCGATGTCCTCCATCTCGAACACGACATGCGAGGCGCGTTCGAGGAGTTCGGATGCGGCACCCGGCACCGGCTTGCGATCCTTGAACCGCGGCACGACGACAGGCACGGGAGGCCGGCTGTAGATCGACGGGCCGAGAACCTGGATATTCGCCCAGAACAGCGCAAACTCGCGATCACGCGCCGGGTTGGCCTTCATCGACAGGTCAGCATAGAGCTTGTCGATCTTGTCGGCCTTCTCCTGGTAATCGCGGAAGGTCTTCTCGGCCTGCGTGATCATGTCGAGCCACGGCTTGGACTTGCCGGCCTCGATCTGCTCTGCGCGCTCTTCCTCCTCCAGAGGTGTGTTGTCGTCGGTCACAGGCGAATCCTTGTCCCACTGGCGGGCGACGGAGGCGGCGGGGGGATGACGTAGCCACGGGGCGGTTCGGCAACGGGCGCGGGCTTCTTCACCGGAGGCGCTATTCCCGCGTTGACCGCGAACTCTCCGAAGGCGTCCGCCCCGTGACTGTTCTCGTCATGCAGCGGGCCGAGATACGTGCCGAGCTGCTCGTTGAACTTGCGGGAGTAGCGACGAAGCCGGGAGAGCCCGAGCATCACGCGCTTGGTCTGATGAAACTCGCAGATCGGCAGAAGCCGGCGGCTGGCGTTGATCCGCTCTTCCGGGTTCTGCGCCACACCGCGAGACATGGCATCGAGCGGGATGCCGAGAGCGTTGAGCGTCTGGATGCGCGTCCTGGCGCCAGCGCCCCACTCACGGTTGCCGATGTCATGCGGCAGGAAGTGCTTGGCGTAGCGATAGGCCTTGGGCCGGCCCATCTCGACCAACTGCGATACGCGGTCCTGAAGATCCTCTGTGTATTCCGGCAGCGCCTCCGCGACGATGTCGTCTGCACCGAGGCCGCTCGCCTCGTAGTAGTCGATGACCCGCACGCGCTGGTCGATGATCTGGAGAAACCAGATGCAGGTGTAATCGTCCACGCCCAGATCCCAGCCGGTGTAGACGGGATAGTTCGGATCGTATGGGTAGTACCCGACGCGCCCTGCCTTCTCGGCCGCCGCGATGTGCTTGGCGTAATAGGCGCCCTCGGTGATGATCTCGTAGCCGCCACCCCAGACGTGCTCTGCCATTTCGGGGTCGCTGGCGTAGTCCTGGTCCTTTTCGTCCACCAGCACCGAGGGAAACCAAGGATTGTCGTACCAGTTGACCGGGCAGACGACCGCGTTGTGCGGCTTCTCGCCACCGCGGAAGAACTTGTCGACAGCATCGGTGTCATGGCGCGGGTTCCACGAGAACCAGATTTCCGAGCCGTCCTTACGAATGGTCGGGCGCAACAGCCGCAGCGACTTGGCTGAGAAGGTCTGTGCCTCCTCCACCCAGGCGATGTCGAAATCCTCCAGCGACTTGATGTTCTCTGCGTTGTAGGACTGCATGCCCTTGAAGACGATCAGCGAGCCGTTCTTGCCCCTGATCTCGCCTTCCAGCGCATCGAAGAACTCGCCCAGCCCCATCTTCTGGATCTTGTCGACGAGGAGCTGGCGAACCGATTCCTTCAGGCTGTTCTGCACCTCACGAATGCAGACGGCGCGTGTCTTCTGGGCATAGCAGCGGATGATGATCTGCTCGGCGAAGAAGTGCGACTTCGCCCCGCCTCGCCCGCCATGCGCTCCCTTGTATCGAGCCGGTTGCAGAAGCGGTGCGAGCGCACGAGGAACATCAACGCTTAGGGTCGACAATTCGCTGCTCGATGCGCTCAAACCTGACCTCGCCAGAATGCTCATGGTCGCGCTTGTCACGCCACTCTGTCGGCTGGCGGTTCTTCAGCCAGAAGATGGCTGCCGTCGTGTCTGGTGCGACTTTCTCGCGGTACTCGGCATAAACCGGCGCGTC